TAGCAGCATTAGCTAGAGCACGCTCGTCATCAGTTAATGGGCGGGCTTTGCAACGCAAAACTTGTAGTGTGTATTCAACATTAAAAGGTAGAGGTCCTGTCTTTACACGCTTAAACACAACATCCCAACCTGTATCATAGTCAGTAGGGTCACCTAAATCTTCAGCTGCTGTAACAATTTGCTCGAACAGTTTCTTTTTGAGATTTAGAGCAACAACTTTCTGCGACTTAGGGTCGATACAGTTTACAGAGTAGCTCCAAGAGCATTTTGCTTCTGGAAAGTACTCGCTAACATGATCTTTCTCAATGTTATCAAACTTTTCTTTTTCACGACTAAATGCCAAACATTCAACTGGAATATCTTTGTTATTAGTGCCTTTCAGCCAATAAATATATCGTGGAAGAACTCCGCCAATTAAGCGGACTGTGTTTTCGCCATCTTTGTACTCGTAAGATTCGACTTTGTTTGATTGTGCTTTACCTTTGGTGTTTTTAAAGCTAAGTGCCATTTTTAATTTTCCTCGTATTTGAAGTGGATTTTGTTTTCTGTTATTTTTAGTAGCGGATTTGATTTTATTGCGTTTAGGTCAATATCTGAATAGTAAGATAGGTCTAGATATGTATAACCGTAATGTTTATATATGGCGTAATTTCTACGCCCCGCTAATCGTATGTATTGTGCTTTATGTACAATATCTGTGTTGGTATCAGTAAATAAAAGCGCAGGGTTTATTAGAAAACTATTACCTTTTAAGTTAAAAATCGGTTTGATTTTACTGTATTGATTTTTAGGAATAGATTTTCTAATAAAATGCAATCTTAAAGTTTCAACTAATTTTGTAGAGTCACAATGTGTATTGGACTCAAGCAATCCAAGGTTGAAGAAAAGGGTCATATACTGAAACTTAATAAATATTATACCATTTTGGATACCGTTTGACAAGTGAAATTTTATCTACGCTAATACTTTCCATCCTTTGCGTAGATAAAGCCCTAACCTATCTGTATTTTGCTTTTTATCTGCATAACCAGCAAATTGAATGTCTACTATGATTGGATCTAGTTTACCCTCATCGCAACTAAGGATGTTGATCGAGATACCCTCTGAAAATATTTGCCTGCTTCCAGCAATGCACATTTTTTCTTTGGCAAGGATTTGCTCTTTTGCCCGCTGTCGGTCTTCAAAACTGGTTCCCCCAGTAACCAACAAACACGTTTCACCAACATACTCTTTTACTTTCTCTAAGAATTCTACTCGATCAGCAATAACTAAAACACTATGACCTTCGGCAACGTGCATTTTAGCTATGTTTGCAATAAATTGTCTGTACTTGTCGTTTTGGGTAAGATCAGTGATCTTATCTACCCAGGTTGCATTAGGTTTGAGTGTAATGCCACTTTTTACCATATGAATGGTAGGCGGTATTGTATTAGAAACTGGAGGTTTTAATACAATATTACCGAAATAATCTTTGAATAAAATATGCTTACCGTCTTTACGAATCATTGTTCCACTAAGAGCGATTCTGTATCGAGCATGAAAGGCATCAATTGTTCCTGCAAATGTTGTTGCAGGACAGTGGTGTGCTTCATCCAAGATTACTGTACCAAACTCTTTGGCAAGCTCTGTAGTATGCTTTACTAAAGTTTGGATGTTTGCAACTGTAATGAAGTGATCTTCGTAATCTAAATCACCACCACCTATAATTCCACACTCACAACCAAATAGTGTTTGGATTTCTTCAATCCATTGATCTCGTAAAGCTGCCGTATGCGTTATAACTAAAGTCTTTTGCCCAAACTTTCTAGCAAGATGTAATGCGGTAAAAGTCTTTCCCCAGCCTGGTAAGGCATTGATAAAGCACGTACCTTCTACTTCATTGTAGATTGTTTGCTGATCTTCATAAAGCTCAAATTTAGGCACAGGAAAAGGAACTGAAACTAAGACTCGTTTGTCTATGATTTCGTAATCTTGGGGTATTAAATCTGTACGCCCTTGTGGAATAGAAAGAATACCCTTGATTAGCGACTTATAGTTTTTAATTGTTTCGACACTGGCAAACTTCTTTGATCCAGTATCTTTGTGTATTTTGTAGGTAAGAGACTTAATTACGTGTTTAGTATGCTCTACGCCTGGATTATCTAAGTATATTCTATTTGATATAACTGCTTTTGCCACTATACAAGTCTCCATGTATCTTTTTGGGGATATTCATAGTAGCCGTAAAATAGGTAGCTATTATCCATATATAAAACTCCTGCGTACTGGTGGTAGCTTTCAGGCTGAATCATAGTTTTAAACCTATGAGACACACCTTCTAGTTCTAGTACACATCCTATACCATCCGCAGGTAACACTTTTGTAATCTTCTTTGTTGTTAGTTTGGCGCGCGTAGTTTTTTTATGTTGAAAAACTCGTCCGTGGCTATCAATAAACCACGTAGTAGATTTTGCTAACTTAATAATGTCTACAAGAAAGTATACTGCTGAACTTATAGGGAATAACGTTGCTTTACCTTGCAAAGCGAGTCTGCGTAAACCTAGAGTTGGTTTATCTATGGACTTGTCGTCTACGAATCTATAATTTGTTGTGTGTTCAGCAGTATCTTTATCACTATATTCTGATTTGTAGTATACTATGCCACCATCTTCAAAAGGTTGTTTTTCACCCAGCCTGAATACGGGAAATACGATCTCCTGTAACTTCATAATAGCTTTCCCAGTCACCAAAACTGTAATCGTCGCCAATGTCTTGGTCAACACCAATAGGGCTACCAGGAATAGAGCAACCCCAATCATGTTGTGTGTTATGCTTTAAGATTTTGCAATACTGCTCTACGTGCTCTTCTTTAACCAGTGCCACAATCGAGTCATGAACCAGCATAAAGATTTTAGCGTCGATATTGGCTTTAACAATGTCGTTAGCAGTGCCCATAGCACCAAGCAAATTAACATCACTAGCAAGAGACTGGACTTCAGCATTAATGCCGCTACGTACTTCGTGAGCTGCAATACCTTTGTCACTAGAAAATACATTAGGAAGACGACGCTTTCTGCCAAAATAGCTATAAGTATAGCCATTTTGTTCAATAAAGCTTTTACGTGTATCTAACCAGTTTTTAAGTTTGCTAAACTTCTTGAAATAAGATTTGATGTCCTCTCTTGCCCTATCAACAGGGTAGTCTTCACCAGTGGCTTTTGATACAGTTTGTGATACTTTGTTAGCACCGCTCCCGTATAAAATACCAAAACTAATAGCTTTAGCTGATTGACGCATACTTCCGTATTTTTTCTTTACATCTTCAACTGCACATGGTAAGTCAAACACCATTTTAGCAATAGTTGAGTGAAAATCGCCACCGCTAGAAAATACTTCTTGTAAGTTCTTGTCCCCCGATAACACAGCAGCATAGTACATCTCGGCTGTCGTCAAGTCTTGCGAAACGATCTTAAAACCCGCTGGAGCTTTGATGCAACCTTTGATAATAGGATTGTCGCGAGGTATTTGCTGAGCGTTGAACTTCCCAGAACTACTAAGCCTACCGCTAGTAGTAAATATAAGATTAAAATTTGTACGTATGCGACCATCACGGTCAAGCTCTGGTAAAATCTTTGAAATATAGGTGTTTTGGATTTTTCCAAGTTGTCGCACCTTTAAAATCGCCGCAGGGAGTGGGTGCTCTTCTGACAACTGTTCAAGTACCTCTGCATCTGTTGAGATTGCACCTGTAGCAGTTTTCTTTCCAGTGGGGGATAAACCAAGATAGTCAAAAAGAACAATGCGTAACTGCATAACACTATTGGGATTAAAGATTTTTCCAGTATCTTGCTCAAAACGTTTAACTTCTTCAAAACCATATACCACCTGCTTAGCTTTCTCAATTTCTTCGTCTAAGTACAAATTAGCAGCAGCCATTCTTTCTTGACTAATAGGAATTCCTACTTCTTCCATATCCATAAGGAACAGTGTACCGGGAACCAAAATCGTTTCGTATACATAACGCAGTTTGTCATTTTGTTGCACAATCGGCCAAAACTTCATGAATAGATCATAAGTTACAGCAGTGTCAATACTAGCATAACGACTAATAGTATCGAAAGGAATAAGATCGTAGGTAAAATCATCTTGTAAAATGCCGTTGGCTGCACAATAAGATTTTTTAAAGTCGTCCAATTCACTGTCATAGTCTCCATAATCTGTGTACTTAAGAGCCAGGGATTTTAGACCATGACTATCCGTCTCATCTAATACATAGTGCATAACCATAGTGTCATGAACTTTAGTACGATCAAATGTCAAACCTAAATGATAGGCTAACATTTTATAGTCAAATTTCATGTTATGAAATACCATTGTAAAGGTATTGCAAATCTTTTGTAGTAATTCTACACATTGCTCACCCATTGCATCGCATAGTATATAACGGCCGTGCTTAGATTTGTAACTAAGTGACACACCTAGTACATAACCATCACGAGGATACAATCCAGTTGTTTCTGTATCGATTGCCACGTAGCCTTGAGCGTTCTCAAGTACTTCTAATAAGAACTCATAAGCCTCGTCTTCATTATTAATGCCTTTAAAATCGCCCTCAGTTGCTGGCGTAATGTACCTTCCATGTACTTGTGAATACGATCACAAGCACGTTGAAAATCTGGTTTACCTTCTGGCTTAAATGCCAACATTGCAGGGTTTGAAATAGCAATAAACTTATCCGCAACTAATTGACCCGCCATATTAGTTACTGAGGTAATTTTTGCGTATTCTTTGGCAGCTTCTGCACCTACAAGAATAACGTAGTCATAAGGTTCTAAGTCTACTTCTAAGTCTACGTCTTTTTTCAGTAGTTTAGTAATAGGCACACTACTCATGTGGTAGTGATCGAAATCAAAGTTAAAGTATTCTTTATACTTTGTACGATTTGGGGCTTTATCAATTAATGCAATTTTCATTTAATACTTTCTTATAGCGTATTTGGCTATTATTTGGTTATATATTCTGCAATCGAACGAACTTCAAGCATATCAAGTTCGCCTGGGTCTCTGTCATCAGGTAGTTTAATAATTTCTACAATAAAGTTTTCGGCTTCAATAAGTGGTTTCAATGCTTTAGCTGCTTTGTCGCCTGCTTCATCACCATCAAATAGTAGATAAATGTGAGTGATGCCTTGAGCTTTAAACGGAAGTAGTTTTGATTTTGTGTCATTTTGTAGTGTGTTTGTGCCAAAGGCACAAATTACGTTTTCTAAACCTTTATCATAAAGATTTAACATATCAAACACGCCTTCTACAATTACCATAGACTGATAACCGCTTGGAAGATGTGATGGAAATACAGGCATTGTAACACCACTAGGGTAGTTAATATATCGTGGATTTCCGTTGCTTAGGGTATGTCGGGCAACAAATACTACTATTTTTCCAGTAATATCTTTGACAGGAAAAACAATTCTGTCTACAAGTTTTTCTACTACATTGGTATAAAAAGCACCAAAATGTTTTAGTGTTTGAGGACTCACTCCACGGAACTGCTTCAAGTAAGGGGTATGACCACTAGGTAGTTCAAGCCCAATGTGACTCGTTCTTAGTATATTCAATTTTTCCTTGAGAGCCGCAATTTTCATGGGTACGGGATTAGTAAAAACCCCATAATATTTGAATAAATTAGTTTTAAAGCCGCAACTGAAGCAATGAGCAACACCAGTAACACGATCTACCCGAAAACTTGGATTGGAATCCTCGTGATCTGGGTTTAGGCATTTAATTAGGTAGTCGCGACCTGACACACTAAATGCTAGCCCATTTTTGTTGATTAGTTCTAGTACTGGATCGCTCATTTTAGTTCCATGGTAAGTCAGATGCTGTGTCGTCTTGTTTTAAATCTTCTGTCTTGGTCTTTTTCCCAGCTTTCTTAACAACTTCTTTAGCGGCTGGTTTATCCACTGACTGTGGGCTAATGCGTAAAGTGTCCCAGTCAATCGGGCACGTAAATGCCATTTCCTTGCCGCCTCGAATCTTCGTTGTTTCAAACGAGATAGCATTAGTCTCCTTGTCATGCGCTTCCATTGTAAGGGCGATATCTGCTGCGTCCAAGATGCCCTTGGCAAATCTCGCCTCGCCTGTGGCATCGATTTGGTACGGAGATACCATAACGATCTCGTACTTTCGCGCAAGATTTTTGAGCTTCTTGGATATTTCAATTTGTGGTTTCCAGTCGTATTGATCTGTGCCTTCTAGTACAATTTGATTTATGTAGTCAACGACGGCAACTTTTAGTTTATCACCAAACTTTGCTTTGGCTTTACCAATATGCAAGTCGATGCTACTTAGGGTCAAGTCACGATCATCTACAATAATCATTTGATTGTCTACTTTAAGTAAGTGGTTTCGTACTAAGTGTTCTTCAAATTTAAATCTGTCTCTGTGACGCATAAATTCCCCAATAGTAGCGTCAGCATCTTGGAACATTCCTGCTCTAGCCTTTACTACTCGGAGAACTTCGTCGTCTGTTAGTTTGTGTTGTTTTAAGTTTTGCAAGTTAACATTGGCTAAAATTGCTAAATTTCGCTCCATTGTTTCTTGAGCAGTCATTTCTATTGAGAAGTAAATGCTGCTATTACCAGATTCATACTGATTAACAAAGATATTACTACTAGTAATAGATTTGCCAGATCCACGCTTTCCTCCGATGAGGATGAGTTCTTGTCGAGCCACGCCACCAAGCACAGCGTCAAAAGTATTATTAAGACCCAAATATACACGTTCTTTCTCCAAATCATCAGGATGACGGAACATCATCATGTCAGCCATAGTGAAAACTTTTTCACTAGTATGAGTTTTTTCTTCTATTGTTAATGCTAGGCTTGCTAAGTTATCTTTTATTTCGTTTGAATCGTAAAGCGGTAGTTTGTCTACAAATTTGTCTAATAATTTTACCGTTTCATTTTGTGTATACTGATCGATTAGCGCATCTAGCGCAACCTCAGCTGAAACGTCAGGAACCTCGGTTAAACGGAGAGTTGCTAACGTCTTTGACGCTGGACCCTCCCTTAAGGTTAATTCGAGATCGTCAAATGACGGTACAGCGCTGTATTTCTCATAATACTTATTTATAGCACCGTACAAGGAAGAGTATGCAGCGTCTAAAAATACTAATTTAAGTTTAGCCCAGATATCTAGGTTTCGTTCACTTAATAATTTATTTAAGACTACTGCTGATGTATCCAAGATTACCCTACTTTCGATTCGTTATCAATAATAACTTGGTCAATAATTTCTGTGACTTTATAGAGAACAGACTCTCTTAATTTTTTAATATCTTGTTGATAAGCAGTATCTTTGTCGTATAGTAAACTCAACTGCTCATGCGTAATTAGTTGTTGCAATCCAAAATAGATATGGTCGTATGCCATTGTACTTTCGGGCATAATTTCTATTTGTACAGCTTTGCCGTAGTTGTGAACAGCTTGTTTGACAACTTCTTCCATTGTAAAGGAGTCGTTGTCATGGTATGTAAGTGTAACTTTCATTTTCGACTCGCTAAAGTAAAAAAGGTCGGGAGCTTTTGAGAACTCCCGACCAATCGTTTTATAAAACTAGATTAAGCAGCAGCTTTGGCTTCTGCTTTAGCTTTTTTAGCAGCACCATCATAGTCAGCAACTTTGATGCCACGACGTGTCAACAATGTACGAAGACCACGTTCTGTTTTGTCAACAGCTTTAGCAATGTCAGCAACAGTCATGCCAGCGATCTTGTCACCTAAAGCGGTCACAGGATCAACAGTCTCTTTAGCATGAGAAACACGCTGTGCGGGAATCTTAGCAATTTGACCTTTGCGTGTCAGACTCAAAGCCTTGCCACGGACAGAAGCAACTGTCTTGTTCAATGCAGTAGCGATATCTTCGATAAAGCTACCTGCGTCAGCCATAGCAATAAACTTGGCTTCTTCAGCTTCAGTGTATGTACGAGCAACTTCAACTTTTTCAGCAGGCTTAACAGCACCTGTCAATTCCAAAGCCAAGAGTTTACCTTGAATCTGTTTTGCAGAAAAACTACCGTTGACGCAATTTAGAGGCTACAGAACGAGTTGTGAAACCAAGGGCTTCAGCAGCTTGTTCAACAGTATCAACACCAACAGGTGACTGTCCGCCAACCATGTTAGTTAATTGGGCAACGGCTTCGTCAGACCACTTTTTTGTTTTTTCAGTCATTTTTTATTTCTTTCAAGAAATTATTTAAGTTTGTGATAATTGTAATACCGAGAGACTCGGCTTTTTTGCGTTTTGAACTACCTTTATCTTCTTCATCAACCAAATAGTTTGTGGCTTTCGTCACAGACTCTACTGGAGTGTAGCCTGCCTCTTCTAATGATTTGTAGGCTTCTGCTTTAGTTTTATAAGAAGATAATTTTCCTGTAATACAAATAGTTTTTTGATTAGTATTTGTACTGGGATTCTTTTGAGATTTAAACGAGAAAGGCAAAAACTCTCTCATCTCTTGGAAATCAGTCTCAAGCCAAGACACTAGGTTCTGAGTAACCTTATCGCCTAGTCCAGCTTGCTTGCAAGTATCGTAACTGATCTCGTCTACAGATGTAACTACTTCACACAATTTCTTACTTGCTGTTGAACCAACCAAGGGAATCGAAAAACTAACAATTACTGTGGCTAAATCGGCAGACTTGCTGCGTTCAATTTCATCTAACAGTTTTAAAGCTACTTTTTCGCTACCAAGAGTTTCAACAACTTGTTCTGAATCAAGATAAAACAATTCAGTAATATCTGATAGACCAAGTTTTTCCACTGTGCGAGAACCCATACCTTTAATGCCAAGAGTCTTACAAAAGTGTTCGACCTTTTTATTTAACTGAGCACCGCAAGCCGTGGTTCTACAAAAGAGCTGATCGTTGACCAGTTCTAAAGGATAATCACAGCAGGGACATTCGGTTGGTATTTCGATTCTCATAGTTTATTTATCAATTTAAGTATCTATTATACTAGATTAAGTCGCCTCAGACAAGTGAAAATTTCTTTTGCCCTTGGCTAAAAATTTTATGCATCTACTTTGTGTAGTATGCAAGGGATAATTTCACCTGATCTAATTATGGCTACGGTGTCTCCGATTTGGAGATCCAGCATTTCAATAAAACCAGGATTATTAAGAGTAGCCCGACTGACGAGGGCATCGCCAATATAAACAGGCTCAAGAATAGCAACTGGAGTGACTTTGCCACTTTTGCCCACTTGCCATTCAACGGATAAGAGTTTTGTTTCGACATGGGCTTGTCGTTCTTTCTTAGCATATGCACCACGAGGATGCTTGGCAGTATATCCCATGTCTTGGAATACTTGGGTATCGTTTACACGAAACACTACTCCGTCACAAGGATATACTTTATCTAAGTCAGGCTCACTAATTACATTGAAACCATACTGTTTTAGTATGTTTAGTTCCTGACGATAAGTTGTGGTGATACTAGGCTGAGCACCATAAGCAAAGAAACTCAATGCACGAGTACTAAACTCTGAACTGTCTTTTAAGTTTAGTGAACCTGCTGCGTAATTACGAGCATTTTCAATATAACTTGGAGCAACAATTTCACCAGTAACTTGATAAATTCCGCTTAGTGGAATAGTATGTGGAACTAGTCCAGTATGACTAAGAATCTTGTCTGTGATGATTTGACCTTCGACACCATCGCCACGAGTTAACGCGCGTACAAGTGTGCCATCCACATACAGTAAGCTAATAGCAGCACCATCGAGCTTGGCAGTAGTAACAATATCACTAATACCTTCCAAAGGACGCTTTTGATTTTCATCTTCATAATACTTTTGTAGTGAATACATTTGATAAACATGACGCTCGACATTGCCGTGTTGCTTAGCACCAACAGCGTTATACCCGATAGACTCTGCAAGTCTGTCGAACTGGTCGTCACTAATGATCGGAGCACCACTATAGTAGGCTCGCGAAGCTAGATTTAAATATTGTTCAAGTTTGTTCATAAGTATTATTATAACATTTTAAGATACTAGATTCAAGTTTATTTTTCTTTTATCTTATCCGAGAAGTATTCAATAACTTCTTTGCCTTCGGCTTTAGCACAAATATCAAACAGTCCGTAGAGTAGTGAATGAATATTTTCAATCGACGCTGGAATTGAGATACCTTCACGACTAGGAACCCAGTCACCTTCATAGCTTAAAAAGTACTTGCGTAACTGAATGTAAATTACTTCACGGAATTCGTTGACTACCAACTTGACTTGAAAACCTTTTTCCATGTTTTCTTCTATTAGTCGTTCGTATAGAATATTTGAGTCCATTATATTCTAACTCCCATTTCTCGTAAGTGTTCAAGCGATGCAAGTTCAGCTGCTTCTTGATATGCGTTTTGTTGCCATCTTTCGGACAGCAACCAAATGCGATAAACAAAACCATGTTTAGCAGACTTTTGTTCTGCATCAATACGTGCAGTAGAATCGTATCGTGAACTATAAACTACTTCGCCAATTTTAAATCGGTCACGAACTGCGCCGTCTGGAATCAACTGAGGGTCAAAGTAGCTGCTTCCAGGTACACGGATTGGTACGGAGTTACCCTCTAGTATGTCTTTGATGAAGCGACTACTGCGGTATGTCATCTTTGAGATAGCATCCACAGTTTCGCCATTTAGGTACTCTGAAATAATATAAACTTTTTCTTCCTGTGTTGCAGGTTTACCTCTGAGTTGCGATTTACGCTGTGAGATACGTGTTTGTTTTTGTTTGTATTCTTCAATGATAGTACCAAGGCGAGTCGTATTATAACTCATGCCTAAAATAGCACACGCATCTTTTTTGGTAATTGGTTTCTTACCTTCTTCCGCAGGCTCGAGCAAACGGATAACTTTAGCAATGTTTGCATCAGTCATCAATTCTGTTTCTAGTACGGGACGTTTACGTGTTGCCATTTTATTCCTTTGAATTATAAACGAAAAAAGGCGACAAAATGTCGCCTTGAATTACTTCAATACTGATAAGAAGTAAACTGCAGCTTTACCTGTGAGCTTGCTAAGAATGTCTTCATCGACTTCTTTGCCTGCTGCTTCGATAGCTGCACGGAGTTCAGCAATGCTGGACTCTTTTGACACACGCTTTGTGCCATCTCCACTAGGTGCTTTAGTTTTTGCAGTTGTAGCACCTGCTTCTTTTTTCACATAAACACCAGCTTGCACCAGTACCATGCGAACGCCATTAGGCGACATTTCAATTTCTTCTGCAATATCTTTGATGATTTCAGTAGAGGATTCAGGAGTGGGGCCTGCACCTTCGTATTTAGCAATTACTTCTGCTTTGAGTTCTTCTGTCCAAGTTGCCATGTTTTGCTTTCTTTAATGTATGTTTTTATCTGTTTTTAAATTACCTGATTTAACCAAATCATTTTCAATTAATGCATTATAAGCTGCCTCATATGCACAAACTAAACTGTATAGGTTGTCTGTGGGGATCAGACTGTTTGGTAAACCATCTGGAGAAGTTCGTGTTGTAATACACATTTCTTCAATTTTAGCACGAATCTGTACGCTTATTTTAACTGCATCTGCTAATATCTCACTATCCCATGTTCTAAACTTAGACATAGTCTGTGGTTACATCAGACATATTCTCGGGATTAAATTTACGATAGTTGTGACGCAAATCAAACTGTTCAAGCATTGCCATAGTTTCTTCATGCTGAGTTGACTTCAATGCTGAGAATTCACGGCAAAAATCTGCAAACTCATCTTCTGGCATTTGTGAAACATCAATAGCTTCAACAAATTTGGTTGGGCCGAACAATGGAATTGCAGCACGCTTTGAAACAGTGCCATCTGCTTTTGTATAAGTGAACTCTAGGAAATTCATAGTTTTGTCTTTCTTTCGTAAATTAAGTATATATTATACCGCTTTTGCAGTTTAGGGTCAAATCAAAATTTTTAAATTTGATTTTCCATTACCGCCCGTTCAAGCCCAATTTTAAAACGCTCAGCAAAACTTGGTATAAAAATAGGCAGGATAGCAAAAGGGGCAGTTATTGTAGTTATGGTTATGTAAATTAAACAACTTAGCCAGGTATTTTCTGTAAAACTATTTTGTATACCCTCATCTCTAGCTAATGCTATTCTACACTTGCTCTACCAGTAAATTCTTTGAATAATTTTGCAAGCCTAATGTTGCCGTGTGACCATACAGTTTTACCGTTAGGTGTGTGACGACGATACTTGATATTTGCTAATGCGTCTTTGATTTGTTCGTTATTAGGTTGTTGCTTTAATAATCTTGTTAATTTAATTTTTCTGTTTGTAGCCCAGCGTGTGCTAGACTTATACAAAGCAGAGTATGCTTGTTTTGACTTACTTACTGATGCCATTAATTACTCCGTGTCAAAGTCTACTTCGAATTCGTCGTTCCAAGAATTATATACATATCCTTCAATATTAGATTCTGCACGCTCTGTCATTTCTTGAGCTTGCTTAACGGCTTGTTGAATTTTTTGAATTTCTTGCAAAGCGGCAATCAACTCAGGAATAGCTTCAACATGAACTGGCAAATAACGATTGCATCCGTCAAACAAACGAACTTCATCTAACCCGCCAGGACCTGTGCCGTGTTCTACGCCATAGTAATACTGATTGTTGTTTGCTTCGAACAAGCCGTCGCCAAACATATCGTCATTGGCATTACCAAAATAAATTTTCATTGTGTTTCCTTGTGTTAAAGTTTTCTTCAGAACTTGTATTATATCAAAAATAGTACAATAGTTCAAGTATGTTTTTTACAAACAAAAAACCCAGCTTACTGCTGGGTTAGGTGTTTTGGGTGTATTACTGGATCAGGTACAAACTTGCGGTTTGGATTATGTAATAATGGATCAGGTATAAATGTATTTTTCATGGTGCGCTCGACTGGACTCGAACCAGTAACCAACGGATTATGAGTCCGCTGCTCTAACCATTGAGCTACAAGCGCGACTCGAAAAAGTGGAGCGGGATATCAGGCTCGAACTGATCTCTCTAGTTTGGAAGACTAGGGCACAACCC